AGATCCTGTATCTGAGTATAATACTATGCTTTGGAATTCAGGTATTGAAGCTAATAAAGATCTAGTTAGAAAATATAAAAGAAGGCTTTCTTTTTATTCTAATATCTATATCGTTAAAGACCCTACTAGACCTGAAAATGAAGGTAAAGTATTCCTCTACAAATATGGTAAAAAGATCTTTGAGAAATTAAATGATCTTATGAATCCACAATTTGAAGATGAAAAACCTGTTAACCCGTTTGACCTTTGGGCTGGAGCTGACTTCAAGCTTAAAATACGTAATGTAGAAGGTTACAGGAATTATGATAAGTCGGAATTTGATAGTCCAGCACCGCTAAGCGATGATGACAGCTTACTTGAAAACGTTTGGAAATCAGAGTATGCTCTTAATGAGTTTACTACTGCTGAAAACTTCAAGTCATATGATGAATTAAAGACTAAGCTCTATAGAGTTTTGGCTTTAGGTGAAACAGCTGGAACTGTTGCATCAGCACCTCAACCTCAACCTGAGGCAGTTGCACCATCAATTCCTACTACGTCAGCTGACGAAGATGTTCCTCTTTCTTCTGATTCTGATGATGACGACACAATGTCGTTTTTTCAAAAATTAGCTGAATAGCTAATTCTCTTCTGGGGGCGGTATCATGCTGCCCCATTTTTTTGTTTGAGCGCCTATAGCTCAATTGGATAGAGCAACAGCCTTCTAAGCTGTAGGTTCCAGGTTCGACTCCTGGTAGGCGCGCCAATTATTTAGAGACGTGAATTACTGCTGGGGTATAATTGCCCATAGATGGATTCATAGGTGCAGTAATCTGAGTATTATCAACCATTGTTGTCATATTACCACCTGAATTAACAGGAGCGTGTACCATTAATTGTGAAAGAACTTGTTTTCCTAGTGCATCAACCTGATCTGCTGTAATAGGAATACCTCTAACTGATAATCCTAAAGCTTGGGATAATTCAGATACAGCTTTTACACTTTTTGGATCTAAATCAGCTATAGCTTCAGTAAATTTATGTAAGTTTTTAAACTCCATATCATCACCAGCAACACCATCTCTTAATTGATCCATAACTCGAGCAATAACTGGAGCTGCATTTGCAAAGTTATTTAAAACTGTTTCATCAATAGGTTGAAATTGCTGTAAAGCTTTTCCTAATTCTTGTAGACCTATAGCTTCTTGTTGTGTTTTATTATAACCAAAAAGACCAGCAAGTTTTAGTAGACCTTCGTCATAAGCAACCAGCCATGATTCCCACCAATTAAGATCATCACCACCTAATACATCTACTAAGTTTTGACCTTTAGCTGCTGTTACTAAGGTATATAAAGCTTGACCCATCTTTAAGAAGTTGTCAGTTTTAATTTCTGGGATATTATTAAGAGCTTCCATACCTTTAGCAATTTCCATTAGCACATTAGTATTATCAGTAAAAATACCACCATTTCCTAAAGCTAATTGTTTAAGATTAAATGTACCCATAAAGGTAACACTATCATTAATACTACTCATACCTTTGCCGATTTGCTCAAAATCATCAGCAATTCTATCTGCGTTTCTAACTATTTCAGTTGTACCGTCAGGTCGCAATACTTCTTTTGTTTCATTAGCAAACGTCATTAAAGCATCTATACCAACAGCTAGATCCTTAAATGAATCTGAAGTAATCCATTTTAATGCTGCAACATTTGCTACGTTTATTTCTTGTAATAAATTTCTTAATCCTACTCCTAAGTAAGTAAGAGAAAGAGAAACGTCTTGAGGGTTTGGAACTTCCGATAAAGTTATAATACCATCTGCTACATTTCCAAGCGCATCATCATAACCTAATCTTTGAATTATTTTTGATCCTGCAGCAAAATCATTTCTCATGAATCGAGGATCATTTAGTGTTAGTAGGAATGAACCAAGAGCATCACCTGCTGTAACTAAACTATCTTTTAAATTTTGTTGATTATCTATATTAGCTAAAGCACTAAGCCCATTAGCTATTCCAGTAAGATTTGCATTACCTAATAACTGGAAAGTTCTAGCTGCTGTTCTATCATCAACTTTTTCAACCATGTATGATAAACCATCAGTAGCATCTCTTAGTATTTGTTTGTCAAATTCAGTATTACCTAATGCTTCAATACCAGATGCTAAGTCTTCAAATTGTGTACCATCTAATATTCTTAAGGCTACAGGTCCTAGAAAATCAATATCATTCGATAGCTCTCTTATAGCATCACCAACAGCTGTTATATTAGATGTATTTACTTCAGTAGCACTTAATATTTTTAATCCATCTGATAAATTTTTAAATGCTATTTCAGAGAAAATTTTAACTCCTCTTGCTTCAGCAATATTTACATCATCAGTTAAATTGTTAATTGCTTTGTTTAGAACTTTAAAATTTTCTGTTGTTATTTGTAATTTGTCAAGCTGATCTAAACCTAATGCAATATTTTGTAAACCCTTTCCAAACTTATCTACAGCTGCCGCTCCTAGATAAAGTGCGCCTGTAATAGCTGCAAGTCCTAAACCTACTAAAGCTAAGGTACCGCCTACAGCACCACCAACAGCGCCACCTACAGCTCCACCTGCTCTTCCTCCTAAAGCAGCACCAGTTAATGTACCACCTAAGAAAGCTGAACCTCTACCTCCGCCTCCTTTGCCACCTAATCTTGCTAGGGAAGCTTCAAGTTGAGCGATTTTAGCATTAAGCATTTCAACATCTTTACCTGATGCTGGGTCTACAACTACTCCTAAACCTACTGAAGCTTTACCATCTTTACCACCTTTTCTACCAACACCATCCTCATTAAGTTCTGTAGTTAGCGCTTTAAAAGGTAATAAACTTTCATTTATAGAAAGAAGTGTCTTTTTAACATCTTCAAATGTACTAAGTTGCTTTTCGCCTATTGCGTTGCTTGCATCAAATTCTGTTCTTAAAGCATCAATTAATGCAAAATTACTGTTCTCGATTGAGCCAGTGAGTTTATTGATACGCATAACTTGTTGACCAATAAGGCCAAACACTTGTGCGTTTGTTTTTGAATCGCCAGAACCTTTAGGCAAAGGTTTTTTACCAATTTTAGGTTGGTCAAAAGTACCTCCGCCTTTATTGTCCTCAGCCATTTACTATTTTCCGAATGCTTTTCCAGCTTCACTAATACCAAAAGCACCAAGTGTTACTACAACAAATGATGTGTAAATAGTATCAGATATAACTAGATCTTGACCCATGAAAGCTGTAATTAAATCACAGATTCCGAATATGGTCATTAAACTAAATGAAATAAAACCTATTATTGCTTTCTCATTTACGTCATTATCATCTAAAAATAGATCCATAAATTTTCTTTTAGGTGGAGCTAACTGTTTACGAGCTTGTTCAGCTTCATCCTTTAATTCTTTAATAGTGTCTTCTTGAGCATCAATCTTTTCAATCAAAGCCATATACTTATCAAGATCTATTTCGACTTCATTTCTGTCATTATCTTTTGCCATTATTTGTTCCTCTTATTTGCTTCCTCTTGAGCTTTCAAATAATCCATTAACATTTCTGTATATAACTCTCGCTCAAACGGATACATATTTTCAATCTCCGTTAAAGAGTATTTATGATGCTGCATAAGGTTAAACTGCAATTGATAATGAGAACCTAAGTCATTGTGACTTAGGCAAACATAAAAAAATCACTTAACCCTTTCAGCTCCTTTTCTTGCACATCACCATTGCTATCTTCATATGAAAATTTTCCATACAAGTAAGGTGCTGAGCCCATAAATCGTTGTACTTTTGAAAAATTAGCTGTTGATAAACTACCGTAGAATTCTTCTCTTTCTTCTTCGCTATAGTCATCAAGTAAAAAGACTTCTTCTCCATCTTTAGAATAAACTGATTCAATAACACTACCTACAAGTTCTACTGCTAACGAACTAGCAGGTCTATCTTTGATGGTTTTAGCATCAAATTTAGAAATAGTTTTATAAGTTGGATATCTTAGTTTAATCATATACTCATCATTCAATTCAATTTTATCTTCAACTTGTTCAGAAGCAAATTTTATCTCAATTGTATCTAAATCAAACTCAGCTTTATTCCATACTGGCTCTTCTTCTGTTGAAGCTACTTCATCTCTTACATTTAATGTAATAATTTGGTTTACTGATATAGCTCTTATTTTTACAAAAAGATATTCTAATTCAAATGTACTTAATTCTGTAATATCTGTTTTATCTAATACGCAATTAGTAACAACTTGCATAATAGCATCTATTACACTTTTATCTTGATCTTCTTGCTGTGCAAAAAGTAAGATCTTTTCTTCTTTTACTGTAAAAGGTCTAACCTTTACAGATTTTTTACTCACCGGTAACTCAATATTAAATTGAGGTGAATCAATTTTAGGTAACATAATATTTCTCCATATTAAAATCCGTCAGCTTCTGAACCACCTGTAAATCCAGAGCCTAGTGTTTTTGCATTATTAAGAAGGTTTAATGCATCTTGAACGTTAGAAGGTTTTTCAAAACTCTTTACTACTTCTACAGCTCCTTTCATTTTTGAAATGAATTGGAATAAATTCATACCTCTATCACCGTCTTCTCCAGTTGGTGATTTACTTGTAGTAGGAATAATACCTCTATAACTTAACTGAACTGAAATTGTTGTAAGTTCATTATTTTGTTGCCAACCTAGTTCTACAGTACCAAGGTTACTGATTATAGCATCAATTACTTTGTATGTTGTAATAACATTTTTTTGAGGATCAAAAATTTCAATATCTAAATTCATAGCATAGTCATCAAAATATCCAACTTGCCCGAATTTCATATCTACACCTTCTTCCATCTTTACTGTATCAGTACCTTGAGGCTTATAATTAACATGTGCTCCTGCCCAGTTATTTAAAAAATCTAAAACTAAATTTTGATTATCTAAAAAAAACTCAACAGCAAGAGTACTAGGAACATAATTATTTGCTCTTCTTTCTATAGGACCAAATCCTTGTCTTTTTATTTCTGTAGTAGCTATGGTTAAATTTGGTACTTGAAATTTATATCCTAGTAATGAAAGAGCTTCAGTATGTTCAGCTTTAGCCCATGTCTTTGTTTGTTGGGTACCTTGCGGGTTAAATTTTATTCTACATAAATTAGGGACTTGAAGTCCTTTATAACCATGTACTTTTGCTTTTATATCATTTATATTGAAAGACATTACTTATTCCATTTAGCTGTCGATTCGGTCCAAACTGTTTGTCTATTAGCTCTTACAAATCTTTCTAAAGGTAATTGCAATAAAATATCCCATTCTTGTGGATGTATTTTAAGCATTTTACCCCTTATATTATTATTTAGGTACTTTTTAAAACATGGCTTCCAATATTTCTTAGGTATACTAAGGTTTTGCACTTTAGTGTAATCTATATCTACAAACGCTTTTTCACCTAATACTGACGGTATGCCATCAACAGTTATCTGATCTTCATTTAAATATCTATATAATTGTGATAATAATATTGCTCTTTCTAAGTATGGTAAGTAATGAAAGTTTAGACCTAATATAAACTCAGGCTGTATATCTAATAGTAGTATTAACGGGTATCTATCGTAGTAAGGAAGCTTTTTTTCATTTTCTGCGTTCTTAGGGTAGTAATTAAATAAAAATATATCACCAGGCTTAAATGGTAGTTCTGATTGAAGATTATCCTTTATATCTTTTCTATCTAATATTCTATTAGGTCTCTGATTATCTAATTCTTTAGCTCTACTAATAAAATATTCTCTAGAACGTTTATTAACGCTTGCAGCTATATTAAGTAAAGCAGCGTCTTTTAGTACTCTTTGAAATAAAAATTTTAATGCCATTACTTAATACCTAATTCTTTTTCAGTCATTATTTTAAAATCCCAGCCTCTATCTTTACAATAGTTTTGAGCTGCAATCCATTTTGCTTCATTTATACCATAAGCTTTAACTTCAGTTAAATACTTTTTATTGGGTTTAGCTGACATCTTTGGCGGTATAGTTTGCTTGTAAGGTTTAACTTCAATTAATGACTCTTTTATTCTTCCGTTTATTTTTCGTTTAACATAAAAATCTGGATAATATCTATGTCTTCTATTATCGATAGGGCTTTTATAAGGTATGGCTATCTCTTCACTAGCCCATCCAATAACATCTGGATGGCTATCTAAATACGACATAAGCTTACATTCCCACAAACTTCTATAAATAATGTTTGTAGGGTTACCTAAATACTTGTAATAATTTTTAGGTTTAAATTTACCTTTATAAGCCATAAGTATATTTATAGGAAAGAAATAATGTCAACACGTAGATCCGCAAGAGCTAATTTTGTTAAATCTCCAGAAGAAAAAATATCTGAAATGAGAGAGAAAGGTATTGATCAATTACAATTCCCTTCTGATCTAGGTTCATATGGATTTATAATGAACTTTCAAGAATTTGATTTTAATGCAGGGCAAGTTGGTACTTCAGACGGCCCTAATGGAACCGCATTAGCAAATCCTGTTACTATTTCAACTAAGGAATCAATTATTTTACCTATACCAAGTCCTTTACAGCAAGCTTATGGTGTAGCTGTCGAAGACGTAAAATCAGGTCCATTTATGCAAACTATAGCAAGAGCGGTTGCAGCTGGAACAGATACTGCAATAATTGATGGGGAAGAAGTAAGTGTTCTTGATGAGATACGATCTACTTTTGGAAATGACGTTGATGCTGATAGCGATGCCTTTGGTGCCCTAAGAGGAGTTACTGGTTTAAGAAATTTCCTTTCCAAACAAGCAGGAAGAGGGCTTGCAGCTAAAATTTTACCTGATAGTGCATTTACTGTTCTTGAGCAAGCAGTTGGATCTATATATAACCCTTCAAATATTGCTGCATTTAAAGGTACACCATTACGTAAGCATACTTTAAATTGGAAATTAAGTCCAAGAAATGCTGCTGAAACTATTACTTTAAATAAAATTGTTTCAAAAATAAGAAAAAAGATGCATGCTTCGTTAGAAGGTACTAATGAAGAAGGTTTATTCTTACAAACTTATCCAGATATTTTACAATGTGCGTTAATTACCCCTGATGAAAATCAAAATATTTTTTATAAGCCCGGATTAATACAAAACTTTATAGTTGATCACTCTGGTAATGAACAAACAAATTTCTTCGCTGAAACAGGATCACCCGTTCAATACGATATTAAATTAGAGTTTATGGAATTAGATTATGTTACTCGAGAAGATTTTGGATCTGATGAAGATGGAGGAGTAGATTAATGAAATATTTTGATCAATTTCCTATCATACAATATAATCAATTTGATACTCGTAATATTATTGCAAAAGTAAAATTAAGTGATGTGTTGAGTGAAGAATATTTTTCTTATGCAAATTATACGCTTAAAACTTATGATAGCCCTTGGACTATAGCTCATGACTATTACGGTAGTGTTGATAGAACATGGCTTGTTTATTTAAGCAATAATATTATAGATCCTTATTATGAATGGTATATGGATCAAGAAAACTTTGATAATTATATTAATAAAAAATACGGATCTTATGAAACTGCTATTTCAAATATAAGCCACTATAAGGATACAAATGGTGATATCTATACTAAAGATACTTATACGTATGGTTCAACAGATTTAAAAAACTCTCTAACAGCAGTAAGTGACTATACAAAAGAATTAGAAGAAAATGAAAGTAGGCGAAATATTAGATTACTTAGATATGATCTCGCTGCAGCAGCTGAAACTAACCTTAAAGGTTTATTAGAATAATGGCAATGAATACTACGCCAGGTAATCACGGGCCGTCCGCTATCTACCTGGGAAAAAATGATAATGGTACTTTAACTTATGTTGCTTTAGATGAAAATTTTCAATCTATTCACATGTATACTTCTTTGCATTCTCAAGCAATAAAGTGCCAATTAAGAGTTAATGATCCTGTTGATTTATTAGGTCAATTAGAGCCTACTGGAGAAGAGCTAATAATTGTTGCTTGGTCAACTCCTAATTTTCATTCTGACAGGCCTGAACATAAAGAAAGATTAATTTGTTTTAGAGTAACTAAAATAGAAGATGTTACAGTAGATAAAAATAATTTAAAAAGACAATCATATACAATTCACGGACTTCATGAATTAGCTTATCTTCAATCCTTTGGATCTATCGATAATCATTTTTCTGGGACTATTCATGATGCAGCTAAAAAGTTTTTTGAAAAAGGTAAAGACAGGGCTTCTGAAATTGATAGTCAAATTTTATATCCTAAAAAATGTAATTTAACTGTTGATGAAGTAGATGGAGTTGTTGACTTTATTATACCAAGTGAAACACCATTTGATGCAATGACATATCTTCAAGGATGGGCATCAGACAAATCCAAAAATCAAACAAATATTTTTCTTTTCTATCAAGATTTAGAAGGATATAATTTTAGAAATTTAGATAGTTTAATAATGGATAATTATCCACCAGACTTTAATCATAATAGATACAGATATGATCCTATAATTAATAGACAGGCTTTAGCTAATCCGTTAAAATCAGACGAAATACTACAAATTCAGCAAGTAAGTAGATTTAATGCTTATAAGCATGCAAGTAATGGAAACTTACATACATCAGTAGCTAAAGTAGATTATTTAACTAAAACTGTTGAAAGAGAATCAATGAAGTTTGATCAAAATGATGGTACTGAAAGAATGCAAACTTTATACCCAGTAGATATAGAGTATTTAAATAAATTTGCCAAAGATTCTAATTCAACAGATTGGATATATGTTAACTCTGGATTACCTAATTATATTGATAATTCACATTCGCATTTATCTAAAAAAGTATATGGTACGGTATTTTTTAATAATATAGTACAAATTTTAATACCAGGAAACAGTTCTTTAGATATAGGACAAACTCTACGTATAAGAATTTCAAGACCAAGTTTGCCTTCTAATACAGGGGAAGAATCAACTTTAGATGCTGAAATAGATGGAAATTATTTAATAAAAGATATAGTCCATACACTTACTCCTCAGAGTTATTATCAGTTAATTACATTATGTAGAACAGGGAAAGAAAAATATGCCTAAACAAGATATAAATTATACTAATTTTCAATGGCATTTTGGTGTTGTAGAAGATAGAAAAGACCCTTTAGAGATTGGAAGAGTAAAGGTTAGATTTTATGGTGTGCATTCAGAAGAACTTTCTGAAATAACTACTGAACAGCTACCATGGGCTACTGTTATTCTACCACCTATGTCACCTGGAACATCAGGCGTAGGTGGACCAGTTACAGGCTTAGTTGAAGGTACTTGGGTAATAGGATTTTTTATTGATGAAGGGCATTATCAGAAACCTATGGTACTAGGAGCTATACCTGGAATACCTACTGAACTAGCTGAAGAAGGAAAAGGGTTTAATGATCCTAATCAGATTTATCCTAGAAATTCAGTAGGACTGCATGAAATAGGAGAGCCTGACACAAGTTATCTTGCTAGAGGTAAAAAAGCTGAGAGTCATACAACTCTTAAAAAGAAAAGAGCAACAAGAGTAGAAAATGTCCATATCGCTAGACCTTTTCAGACTGTATTTGATGTAGCTGATGATGGTACTCCTGGTGTTGATTACGGATTAAAAACTTGGAATGAACCACATCCAAGAGGAACAAAAAGTGATGCAGATCCATATCCATCTAAGTATCCATTTAATCACGTATTTGAATCAGAGATGGGCTCTGTTCTTGAACTAGATGATACTCCAGGTGGAGAAAGAATACACAAATATCATAATTCTGGAACATTTGAAGAAATTCAACCAGATGGAACTAGAGTTCAAAAGATAATCGGTGAAGATTATGAAATAAGTACTAAAGGTAAGAATGTATTAATATCAGGAGGTAATTTAAATATTACTGTTGATGGTGATGTTAATTTAAATGTTACAGGAAACAAAATAGAAAGAATAGAAGGACATTATTATACTTATGTTAAGAAGAATAGAGTAGAGTATATAAAAGGAAATCATACTACTCAGGTAAGCTCAGATAAAGGTTTATTTGTTGAAGGTAATAATTCAATATTTATTGATAATCATAATACTGATACTACTAAATTATCCTCTACAATAACTAGAGGTGATACTAAAGTAACTGTAACAGGAACTGAAGAAAGAGATGTATTGGGTAAAGCAGATCATTTTTATGCTAAAACTTATGATTTGACCGTAAGAGATGTCCTTACTCAATTTACAAGTAAGACATTTAATCTTAATGCAAATGAAAAATTAAATATTATCTCAACTGGTGATCAGAAATTTAAAACCAGTGCTAATCAGGTAATTGAAGTTACTCAAAATCAAAGTATGAGTATTTCTAATACTCAAACAATGAATATAACAAGCTCACAAAATATTACTGCTTCACAAACTAATGTAAATAATGATATGAATATAACTGGTACATCTACAGCTACAGTTGATCATGTATCAGCTGGTAAGTCAGGAGCTACCCATACTCATACTGATACTACAGGCCTTGGAGCTGGAACAACAACGGGACCTAACTAATGGCATTTGAACATTTATACGAAGGAAATACATTCTCATTACAAGTTGGTGGTTTATCTGTATCTAATTCAGATGCAAATTCTGTCCCCTCTAATAATTCTTTAGTAGTAGGTAACTCATCAGTTAATACTGAAATAACTGCTACTTCTATAACTACAGATGGAACTTTAACTGTAGCGGGCAATACTCTTATATCAGGTAACCTAACAGTTCAAGGAACTACTACAACAGTTAATTCAGCAACTTTAGATGTTACTGATAAAAATATAACAGTAGCTAAAGATGCGGCTGATAGTGCTGCAGCTGATGGGGCTGGGCTTACCGTAGATGGAGCTTCTGCAACTTTTAATTATTCTCATAGTGGTACTAAATGGACTATGAATAAGCCTTTAGATATTACAGGCTCATTAACAGTAAGCGGTAACTCTACTCTATCAGGTAATGTTACAGCATCAGATGATCTCGCTGTTTCTGGAGATACTACTATAACTGGTAATGTAACATCCGCTGCTATTATTAAACAGGGCGGTTCATCTTCTGAGTTTCTAAAAGCAGATGGGAGTGTTGATACATCGACATATTTAACAGCTGCAACTGGAAATCAATTTGGTGGTGTTATGACTATAGTAACTGCATCGAATACTAACTTAGGTGATAATACAACTGATGACCATTTAATTTTAGAATTTGCACATGCTACTTATTCTGGTGGTGAAGTAATGGTATCAATTAATAGTTCAAATGTAGCATCTACTCCACATAAGAATGATTCACATATTGAAACAATGGTAATCGTTGGTGGTTATGAATCAGATAGCGGCGCCTCTGATGCAAATGCAAATAGTAAAATTTTAGAAGTTAAGTCTATAAAATCACATGCTGATTTAGGAACATTTTCTACTAATTCAGATAGTGGTAATATAAGACTTTATATTAATCAAACAAGAGCTAATTCAGCTGTTAAAGTTGTAGCTCAATTATTAGGAAGATAAAATGGCTTGCGGTCCGGGTAAAGGCTTATTACAATTACAAAAACTTGCTGCACAAGCACAAGAGGGTGTAGATAATGTAAAAGATGCTGTTGAAGGTTTTGCAGATGACTTAAACGGAGCAGCTGCAGCTATGGATGAGAAGCTTTCAAAATTAATTGAAGGTGCTAAAGGTATGCTTCCAGAAATTGAATTACCTGACTTTGGTGACTTTACCTTACCTGATTTAAAATTACCTGAATTAAATTTACCTGAAATAAGTCTTCAATTAGAAGTAACTACTATTTTAAGTAAGTTAACTAGTAGTAATCCGGATATAAAAGCACAAGCTTTAAAAAGTTTAGAAACTTTAGGAGATAAATTTCCAGATTTACCTACTGCTGAATTAGAACAACTTAAAGCTGATTTACTATCTGGTAAAATAACTCCAGATAATCTATGTAAGAAGGTAAAAGATTTAGTTAAAAAAGATGGTAAGTTTGAAGAAAAAGGTGTTCCTATAACTGCTCCAGAAGAAGCATCAAAAGATGAGACAGAAGATATAGAAATGCCTAAAATTGAAGAAAAAATTAAAGAAGCAGAAGAACTGCCAGAATCAAAGGAACAAGGTAATGTAAGAACATTGCTTGGCAATTTAAGTGAAATATCTGATCAAATTAATAAAGATGAGATTAAAGATCAATTAAAGTCATTAGTTCCAAAAATAAAGCTGGATTAGTAAGATAAATAAAAATATGGCTATAAGTACTAAAACAACACAAACTTTTTTTAGTGATCT